TGATAATCTGTGAATAACTAAATAGTCATTTTCAACAAGTTCCTTTTTTGCCTTTTGTAGAGTATTAGTTGAAATGCCTAATTTTTGACATAAATTGCTATTTCTAAGATTTCTATAATTAGTTGAAAGTGATTTAATATAGCACCAAAGCACTTTTGCCTCATTTCCTAACCTATCCTCATAAAAAAGGGCATTAGGAATCATTACAAATCCTTTTTTCATTCTTTCCTTGCTAAACTCTATCTATGTCAAAATTTGGGTAATCACAACAGAACAAACAGCGAACAAAAATAATATATACAAAGGGTGGACAAGCATAGAAAATTATGTTACTGATTCGTATGTTTAACAAAAAAAGAAAAGGAGCAAATATGAATCAACTAGATAAATATATAATGACTCAAAGAATTAAAAAACATGGTGATAATTTAAAAGCCATTTTTAATCTTGATGTTGATAGCATAAAACTTTGTAAGCAATTATTTAGATTAGAAAATAAAGCTCACAAATTAGCAACTGATTATTGCAACGGAGATTTTCAAGGAGATATTGAAAAAGAAAGTGAAAAAATACTTTCTAAAGTTGCAAACATTTTAAACACTAACACTTTTAACATGTTCTTTAATACTGATGCTAGAGGCTATGCTTTAAAATTCTTTGAAAATTTTAGCAAAGATAAACCAATTCATAAAGATTGGGGAGGCTATGGAATTATTGCTCCAGATTTTAGAGAGGGTTTATAATGAAAAACATATTTGAAAAAGCATTTTTAAAATTAGACAAATACTTAACTGATGATTTTGCCATTATGCTTTGTTTATTAACTTTGTTTATAGTTTTAGGCAAAGCATTAATTGCAATTTTATCATTATATATGGGATAAGGGGGAATAATGCACAACAATAAACCAATTAAAAATCATAAAACTGGTTTTCTTTATGTAAGAAAAAAAGATTTAGACAATGCAATAACTTATGGATTGTTTAATAATGCAAATGAAAAAGAGGAATATACAAAAGATAAACCTAGACCAAAACCTGATGATTATTACATTGTTGAGGTTATAAGTAAAGAAAAAATAAAGGGGGAATAATGAAGTGTTTAGATTGTGGTAGTGATGAGGGTACTTTGTTAAAAGAGTTTAATAATGCAAAAAATTATAGTTTCTTTGAACTTGCAGAAATGACCGAAATTTGCGCTAGTTGTGGAAGTGAGAATATAAAAATAGAAAAGGAGGAAAATGTCTGAACTAAAAGAAGAACACTTTGAAGTAATTGATAAAAATAAAGCAAAGATTCATCAAGATCAAAAAGCCATGAGAGAAGAAGCTATGCAATTTGTAGGATCTTGTTCAATTTTTGATTTGCAAGAGGTTTATAAATTAACTAAAACGCTAAAGGAGAGGAAAAATGCTGGATAAATTTAAAGTATGGTCTTTATATTACCGAACAGAAATAGTATTTTTTTTAGTAGGTTTTATTGTTGGAGCTATAATATTTTAAACAAATAGAAAGGAGAAAATAAAATGAAAAAATACTATTGCGATAAATGTGGGGAGGTAAATCTTTTAAGTTTTATTGATTGTGACTTAAGACCTTTTAATATTTATTGTGGTGATAGCTGCATAGATGCTCATTTAGACGATATTGAAAATAAAAAATGGGATCACCATGATGGATTTAATAAGGGTTTAGAAGTTTTTTATGCTAAAGAAATAAAACAAGGATATAAAGATCCTAAATTTTGGAGAAAATGGTTTGTAAAACATTCTAATTTTTTTATGTGGGATAAGAATAAAAGAAAATATAAATTAGTTAAAGAAAAAGATTATGTTTCTCATTACAAGTTAGAGAATAAAATATAAATAAACAAATAGAAAGGAAAAATAAAATGGAATACAATAGCAAATGTGGGAGATACCATACTTATATTGGTCATGTAGTTTTTAATGACACAATGAGTAAATTTAAAGATGAAGATAGCTGGTTTGTTGATGTGGTCAGTAAGGATAAATATATTGTAGATGAAGATTTTTATTCTGATTACAATGACGCATTAATAACATTTAAAGAAGCTAAAAAACAAATACAAAAAGATGAAGATAATGAATAAACAAATACAAGAAAGGAAAAACAATTATAAAAAACTTTCAAAAAATGATTTACACAACCTTAAAAGGTTGATGCTCTTATACACTTTAGAGGGATCAAGGTCTGTTAATGGTGTTTATTATAATAAATATAAAAATTATGCGAAAGAAAAACCCAATTGCCAAGTTATTAAAGAAATCACTTTATAAATTAAGAATATTTAAAAAGAAAAAAGGAAAAGGTAGTTATGTTAGAAGCAATTTTAGTTATAAGAATAATAGCGATTAATTTATACCTTGTTCAAAATTAATAGTGGCATTAAAAGAAAAAGATACTCTTTCCTCATCTTTATCCGAATCAAAAGCATAAACAATATGATTTAAGGAGTTAGGGAATAAAAACCATTGGCGAACTTCAGGTTTAACTCTATATCTACAGTCTGTGAACATATTTTCTGATCCCTCAACAAACTCAATTTCTCCTGAAAAATCATTATGTTCTTTTGCACTTTTTGTTGATTTCATAGAGTCTGGCAAAGAAAGATAACCAACGCAAGATAAATGATAATTTTTTCCTATATATTCACAATGGTTGTGCATAGGATTATATTCACCTGGTTTTTGGCAAACATACCAAGCAGAATTAATTAATATTGATTTTACTTTTTCATTTTTAAAATGTGTATTGAAATATGATGCAATAATAGGATCAAAAAAAGCTCTTTTCCATTTAAGCATAATTTCAGGTGATATTAAGTATTCCTCTTTTATAGCACCTACTAATCTTTTACCCCAATTATGTTGTTTTTTTTTATCTTCACTTTCTCTTATTTTTTTTAAATCATTTTTGAAATCTTTTATTAATTCTAGAGGCAATTCTGCTTTAGCAATTGTTGATCCAAAAGGTTTAAACAATTTAAAATTTATTTTATCACTCATAAATCCTTAATATCCTTTAATTCTTCAATATCAACTCTATAAGCTGGAGGTCTTGTTGAATAACCAAAATCAGTTAGTTTATCATCTAAAGGTTTATAAAATGGATACCAACCAACAATAGAAAATTTAAAATCTCCCTCATGAATGACTAAAACATATTTTCCATGCTTTTCATTAGGTCTAATTAATAAAAAATTATTTGGTTTTCTTTTCTGCGATCTTATTTCTATATGGTCTTGAAAATCTGAGTCAGTATATCTTGCATAACTATCTGAATAAGATCCATTATAAAATCTGTTTAAACCTTTAGCAAAAGCGACTTCTCCTAAAGATCCTAGTATTCCATCTGTAATTGTTTTTTCAAAACCACCAAAATAACCATAAGAAAATGTTTTACCTTGTTTAAGGTTTTCAATATATCGCTTAGTTGAGTTTTCAAAAGCTAATTGAACTTCAAAAGGCTGTAATTCAACTTTTATCATTTTCTCTTTCTAATAATTCTCTTTCATATTCTTCTATAGGTTTTCCTATAATACAAATAAAATAGCAATCGGCACAATAATCTTTTCCCTTTTCAACTATGTCTGCTGATTTTTTACATCTAAAACAAGTTCTATAATCACCATACATATTAGGATGCCTCACAAATAATTATTAATTAATTTTAATAAATTTTTATTTTTTTTTAATATTGTTATAAATTCTTCACACAATAAACAAACTGATTCCTCTCCTATATCTGATACTTTAACTTTTTTTGCAGTACAAATAACATGAAAAAGCTCATGAAATATAGTTTTTAAAATATGTTCTTTTGTTTGATTCGGATTTAATCTCAATTCGTTAGTATTTGGATCATATTCACCACAAAGATGTTCTGAAACACTCCAAACTACCTTATATTTTTTCCCTCTATAATTGAGTTTGCGTATAAGCATAAGTTTTTAATACTGATATTTACTAAAATATCAATAAAAAAATGTATTGCTTTTGTATTTTTTATGTATATAAGACATATATGCTTAAAAAAATAGGCAAAAATTGGTGTCATAAAAAGGATGGGGGGATTTTTACTAGCGATCACCTATCACCCTCTCAATTAAATAAAAATATAGATCAATGGTTTTGGGATTATTGCGTTTTAGATGAAAAAGCTAGAAAGTCAATCCCCCCTAATATGAAAATGATATTTGGAGGATTAGCAGGTAGAGCTTTCCAAGATATGATTACTGAAAATTTGTCTGTTGAAGAAGTAATGAAAGGAAAAAAATAATGGATTTTACATTAAACCAAGCAGCAACCATGCAAAGGCGAATTAAAGACTTAGAGCATGATTCTAAAATAAAAAGAAATATGCTTTTAGAAAGAGATGAAGAAATAAGAAAATTAAAAGAAGAAATTGATAAAAAACAACAATTGATAGATTTTTTAAACAAACAATTAATGGAAGAAAGGAAAGAAAATGAAAATAAAAGAAAAAATACCAGAAGAAAAAAGTAAAGGATCTTTTAAAGATAAGAGAAAGATTTGTTTAGCTGATGTTGGTAAAATACCTACTGTTTCTATAAAAAATAAACAATATGCAATTGTAGTAGAAAGACATAAGCATTTATTGCAAAGTTTTCCTGAAGCTAGATTTAATGAAGAAATATTACATCATGATAATGATAGAGTAGTTGTTAAAGTAGAATTATATATTGGTGATACCATTTATAGTGTTGGTCATGCAGAAGAATTTAGAAACTCATCATATATAAATAAAACAAGTGCTTTAGAAAATGCTTCAACATCTGCTTTAGGAAGATGTTTAGCTGCTTTTGGATTATCTGGATCTGAATTTGCAAGCGCAGAAGAATTAGTAAATGCCATCAATAATCAAGGCACAACACAAGATTCAATTGAGAATAAAATTGAAAAAATGACGACAGAAACAAAACTAAACAAACTTTATTCTGATTGGAAAAACAAAATGGAACAAACTGAAAAAAAGTTCCAAAATAAACAACAACAAATAAAAACTAATGGAGGACATC